TAATATTTTTTAAGGAATCTAAAATATGTCATTAACTATAGATTTTTTATATGATAAATCAAATGTTAAACATAAAGAATTAAAAAAATGGGTTAGTACAAAAACCGCAAATGAGTTAATGGAATTATCTAAACCTTGTTATTTTCCTCCATTTAAAAAAGAATACACTGAATTATTATATCTAACAGGTTTAAAAAATACTGATATTAGTAAATTTATAAAAGAATTTTACCCGGCCAAATTATCTAAAGAACTTATTCTAAGGGATAATGGAACAAATATTTTATTATTTATCATATATTATTTCTTAAAGAAAAATGATAAACATTCTGCATTAGCAACAATGACATATCTAAATATTAAATTTTATTCAAGTAGATTAAGAGTTCATTTAAGAGTTTATTGTGATCCTAATGTATTCAGATTAGCATTAGATAGTTTATCAAAAAATCATTTATTTGTAAGAGAAAAAACAATATCAAATGCTATTTATTATCTTTCTAATTTTGCAATTAATAAATTTAATAAAATTTTAAAGGAATTTGATAATCCTGAGAAAATATCAAAATGTGTATATGATATAAGAAATAAAATTGCTCAGAGTGTTAGAAGTTTTGCACAAACATATTTCAAAATTTCTGAAGCTGGAGGAGGTTTTAAAGATATTGAAGAATATGACATTGATCTAGAATCTAAAACATTAGGATCTTCAAAACAAAAAATTGCAATTGCTGTTTCTAAAGAAATTACAATTTTCAAAAAAGTAGATCAAAAAGCATTTAATTCAGCAAGAAGTTTAACTAAAGTTAATTATCTTATTTGTGAATTTTTAGTTAAATCAATAAATGATATTAAATATATTGATGATATTAGAGTAATATTAGAACTATTTCTAAATGAAGTAAATAAAAAAGAAGATCTATGTTCAACAAACTTTTTTAGAATTGTTCAAAAATTAATGGCAATTAAGAAAACTTCAAAACCTATTTATTTTAAACAACAAGTTACTAAATTAGTATGTAAACTTTTACAATCCTCAAATTCTATAAAAGAAAAATATGATGAATTAACAAATCAAACAAAATTTCAAATTTCTTCATTTATGGCATTTTATTTATGTTTAATAATAAGAAATAGATTTTGTTAAAAAATAATAATTCTAATCTATAATTTAATCTTTTTAAAATCTATTGTTTAATTTTTCTTTTTTCCTTCCAAAATATCCTATCTAAATAACCATATTACTATATATATTAATTAGTGCAAAATAATATTGATTATATGTGATTACGGTTTGAGTTTTTAGGAGCATAGAAAAAACCGTAAGGAGATTCAAAATGAAAAAAAGTGTTAAAGATCGGATTAAGGCAATAGGTGAGGGTATTCTTATACTTGTGGGATTATTCATATACATAAGCTTATTGGATACAACGAGTTTGTAATAAAAAAATAAAAAATGGGAAGGAATATTAATTCTAATCCTTCCCATTTTTTTTAGTCAACTTATTTAATATAGAAATTTAAGAGAATCTTTTCGGTTGTTCTTGTTGGTTCTAAAATAACATTAACATGATAAGTCTTTGTTTTTCTTTCATATTCAGTTGCACCAACTTCAACTGAATATGAATATAATCCTCTTTTACGTTTAATATCTTCTAAAAATGAACAAACTTCATCAGAAGTAGCTGACCATGTGATTTGATCATTTTGTTCAAATATATAATTATTAGTATAAATTTCTAATGCTCTTTTTATATAAAGAACAAGTCTTGTAATATTTAAATCTTGAAGAGCTGATGCTTTTGTTTGACTTGTCAATTGGCTCCAAACAACATAATTTGTTCCAAATTTTACAATTGGATTTATTTGTTTTAGATATAATTGGTCTCTATCGCCAAGTTTCGGTACATATCTAAGTTCTTTAATTGAATCAATTGATGCTCTATTAAATCCAGCAGGAGCATACCATAAATCACTAACTCTATCATTTCTTGGTAAAATATAAGACATATGATAAACTGGTGAAACCCAAATATCCTGTCCTGTAAATTGGTCATTAATTTTTGAATAAATATCATAAATTGCACAAAGATAATTATTAAATGATTGATCATTTCTGGCAGAAATAGAATTAGTTAAAGATGAATTATCACCATTATCAATTATAGCCACACAATCTTTTCTTGCTTTTACAAGATTTGAAATTTGAGTTTTAACATCTGATGGATACCCACAATCAAATACTAAATTAAAATAAACAGTATCTATATCATACATTACATCTTCTTTATTTCCAGTTATGGGATTGACTAAAAGACCAGAAAAAGCTTTTTGTAAAACATCTGTTCCATTTTCAGAATTAAATGATCCATCTTCATTAACTATATTTCCATCAGAACCTCTTTTAAGAGGTAATGGTGATGCTGAAAATACTGTTGAAATAAGAACATCTGATTTTTTTACTTCATACGTGATGTTTGATTCTTTAAAGAATTGATAATCACCTAACCATTTTCTTTCTCCAGTAGATATATCTTTTGAATTATAAACAGTAATTTTAGCATCTTCATTTGAAGTTTCACCAAGCCAACCATAAATCTTATTTCCGAATCCATCTTTTGCAATAATCATATATTCGGCAGTTGAATCTACGGCAGCCCAAGGAGAAAAATCTTGTTTTGTATCAATTATTGAAGCTGCTACATCGAGAATAGTAACCGAAATATCTCCAATATTTTTATCAAATGTTTTAACAAGATAATCATATCCAGATGAATAATTACCATTTGTTAAAGACATTTCCATTCTAAGAATAGAAGAATATTGTTCTAAAACATAACCTATCCAGATAGAATCACCAGATTGATCCATAGCGGTTGGATCAAAAGAAACTTCAAATGATTCTACGATTAATTCTGAACCATCTGACTGTATTTCATAAATATCTAAAATATAAATTCCATTTAACATTGGATTTGCATGAGCAGTAATCTTTATTCCAATATTATTGTAATATTCACCTCTACCTACCGGATAGAAAATACATAAAGGATAAATATTATCATCAGTTTTTTCAAGAGATGTTTTTATTTCAGATATTGAATTAAAAGAAGAATTATAAGATACAGTTACTGTAGGATTATCAAATTCTCCACTTTTGGTAGCAGATAAAACTATATTTGCATAAGTTGCATCATCTGGAAGACATCTCATAAAAAATAATGATCCAGATTCACTTAAGAAATTACAGGCACAATATAAACCCTGACCATAATATTTTCCATAATCTGTAATATTTGGTTCACCCCATTCTTTAATTAAATCACTTTTTGAACTTATGAATATCAATTGATTATCTCTTCCCTTTTTAGTTAGAGTATTAATATATCCTATTGTTCCCGGTACTTGTTGTACATATTCACTTAAATCTATAATTTTAGAATAAACACCAGCAGAAATATTATTTGACATTTAAAAAAATCCTCCGAGATATTCTCTACTTTTCTTTTTTTTATTTTTTTAATATTTTTTAGACTTCCTTTTAGAAAAATAAATACCAAGCAAAAACTAAATTCATATTAGGCTTTTTTATAATTGTTTGAAATGTAATTTTAGCATATAAAGTAAAAGGACCGCCATAACCAGATAAACTTGAAATTCCTGTATATAAAGCAGCTTCATTAATTGTTTGTTCATTTGCATCATCTTGAGTCAAAGAATTTGTAACTAAACATATTAAATATGCATCATTATTATCTTGATCTTGGACAAACTCAATATTATCAAATTGTTTTTTATAATATCCTTCACTTGTAATATAATCACCATATGAAAAATTATTTTCACTTAAAATAACTTTATTTGATAAGTCAGTATCTTCATTTGTTGGAGAAATGGGATTTAATGGATCTTCTAATAAACATCCACCAGAACCTACACCAAACCAACATAAAAATTCATTAGGTGTTGCAGAAATATTAACATTTTGCATATTTAAAATCCTGGATGCAGTCCATTCTCTACCAGCTGAAACAACTAGGTTACTTCTTGTTAAAAGTTTTCTTTTATTATCTTTTACCTCATAAATATCAACATAATTCCTAGGTACTCTTCGATATCCTCTTTTAATAGGATTATGCATAGAATCATTCAGGCAATCTGAATATCTTTCTTGGGCCTCAATAATAATTGTCCTATTTTCATTATCTTTATTATCAACAGGATTTTTCAATTAATCAACCTCTTCTCATTTTTAATTTTTGTTCTAATCATTTTCAATTTTCTTTTTTATTTTTAGTTGTAATTTTGTATATATATTAATTAATGAAAAAAAATAAGAGGAGGATTTATTATGATTAAAATTAAGACAAGTATTTTTATTACGTTTTTATGTGTCTTTGGGATATTGTTCTTTGTCAATTTATCTGTGTTTTCTAAAGTATATGAAAATGAATGTACATGTGAACCCGAAATCGAAGTTATTACGGTAGAGGTTGAGAGACAAATTTATTCAGATGACATTTCTTATTTAATTTCTTTAAGAAGTAATCTAGATGAAAAAACAAGAATCAATATTGCAAGATGTATTGTTAATTCTGCAACAAGATACGATATTGATCCTATTCTTTTAACATCAGTAATAGATATTGAATCACAGTGGAATCCAAATGCAAAATCACCAAAAGGTGCAAAAGGATTAACTCAAATAATGATTGATCAACATCTTAAATTATTAGAAATAAGATGTATTGATGAATCAAGTATTTATGATATTGAAGTAAATATTGATATTGGAGCACAGATATTAGCTTATTGTCATCAACAATTTGAGGATATAAAATTAATACTTGCGGCTTATAATGCTGGAATTGGAGCTGTTAATAAATATAATGACATTCCACCATATACCGAGACATTAAACTATGTGAAGAATGTATTGGAGATGTACGGGTATATGTCAATAGTTATTAAAGAGAGTTAAACACTCTCTTTTTTTAAATCTAAAAAAAAGAAAGGAGAATAAATGGAATATTCAGATTTAGAATTAAAAATCATTTCTGCAAGTAAATCATATTATGAAGGTCAAGCGTTTATTACTGATGAAGAATTTGATAATTTAGTTGAGATTTTAAAAATACAAAATCCAAATTCTGAGATATTACAATCTGTCGGTTGGGGATATAAACCTGAAGAAAAAAGTAAATCAAGACACATTGGATCTTTAGTTGGATCAATAAATTCAAAATTTAAATATAATGAAAATATTCCTTATGATTTTACAAAAAATGTTATTATCTCTCCAAAATTTGATGGAGGTTCTTTTGTTTTATATTATCAAAATGGTATTTTAATAAAAGCATTATCAAGAGGTGATGGGTTAAATGGAAGAGTTTGCACAAATAAAATAAAATATATTTTAGAAAAATATAATATTCATAATTTACCAAAAGGTTTATTATCAATAAGAGGTGAATGTATTATTCCTATTAAATATGAACAAGAATTAAAAAATAGAGATATTCCATCTCCAAGAAATTATGTTTCAGGAATTTTAAATCGTGATGAAATTACAAAAGATTTAGATATGGTAGAATTTATTCCATATAGTATTAGAATTTTAGAAGATAAATCATATAAAGTTGATTATAAAACAGATATATTTACTTATTTATCTAGTTGGGGGTTTTTTGATGATTTTCCAATTTATTCTTTTATTGATGAAATAAATGTAGAAAATCTTAAAGAAATATATGAAAAAATAAAATTTTTATTTCCTATTGATGGTTTAGTTATAAATAAAAATTCAGTTATAAGAAGTGGAAAAGATATTATTGAAAATATGATAGCTTATAAATTTGAAGGTGAAACTGGTGTAGGTTTAGTTGAGGATATAATATGGAAAACAGGAATATCAGGAAGAGTTATTCCCGTTGTTAAACTTAAAAAACCTATTTTTATTTGTCAAGCAAACATCCAAAATATTACAGCTCACAACGCTCAGTATATTAAAGATAATGGCTTAAATAGAAATTCATTAATTACTGTTATAAGATCTGGTGATGTTATACCTTATATTAGAAATGTTTTACAAGAACAAGAAGTTGATCTTCCTGAAAGATGTCCTGTTTGTGGATTTCATTTAGATTGGGAAAGCGTTCATTTAGTTTGCAACAATTTAGATTGTCCTGCAAGAATAAAAGGTAATATTTTAAAGATTTTAGAAATATCTGGTATTCCTGATGGTTTGGGTCCTAATACATTAGAAGAATGGATAAATAAATATAAAACAGTATCTTTAGTTTGTGAGTTAGTTGAATATTTAAAAAATGTAAATAAAGAAAAAAGATTAGAAGATAATCAAAATTTATTTGGGAATCATTATGGAAAATTAATAACAGAATTAGAATATAATTTATTAAAGAAATTTAATAATAATTTTACAATATCTGAATTTTGGTATATTTGTAATTTAACAGGTTTGGGTAAATCTGCATCATATGCTTTAAGAAAAGTAGTTCCCGAAACATTCTTATTAAGTGAAATTAATACATTAGATGTTCCTATAAATATTAAAAATGAATTATATAGAAAATATGATTTTTGGAATTTATTATCAAAAATTATTCCAATTTCAAATGAGCAATTAGAAGAGAGGAAAATAAAATATTCAGTTGCAGTTACAGGTAAATTGTCAATGCCTAGAAACAGGTTTGAAAAAATATTAAATGAAAATGGGATTTCATTAGGGACAATCAGTAAAAATACTAAATATTTAATTACTAATGAATCATCTTCTTCTTCAAAATATTTAAAAGCAAAGAAACACGGTATTCCCATTATAACCGAATTGGATTTTATAAAAATGATAACTAAAAAACAAGAGGAGGAATAAAATGATAAGAATAGAATTAGAACCAAAAAATTTACATTCAGGATTTGCTGAAAATTGTTGTTTTTGTGGAAAAGAGACTAGATATTGGCATCCTAAAAAAGATGTTCCATTGTGTCCTAATTGTGCATTAATTCATAAAGAAAAAGAGGTTCCAACAAAAACAACATGGATTAAACAAAATGGAAAATAAAAGGATTGCTGGATGAGAAATATAATAATTATAATTTTAATAATCTTATTAATAATTTTTAGTATTAAGAAAATTTACGAAAGATTTGGTATTTTTATTGGGAGAGGAAAAATTGTTAGAAAAACATCAAATAAATTATCAAATAATTTCTTTTTCAATATTAGTTTAAGAAATTATCCAGAAAAGATTATAAAAATTAAAGTAAGTAAAGAAATATTTAATAAATTTCCTAAAGATTATATTCTTTATGTTAAGTATGTAAAATTCTTTAATAAGATAAAGATAATTAAAATTTTCTAAAAAAATAAAGGAGAAAGAAGGTATATTATTTAACTTTCTTGCTGAGAATTCTCCCACCTCTTTAGGTGGGAGATGAATCAGCTATTGACATAATAGCATTATTTGTGTTATACTATAATCAGTGGTAAATTACTAAAGTAGGTGAAAATTAAATGTTAAAAGCTTTCAAATATCGTATTTATCCAAACAATGAGCAAATAGAGTTTATATCAAAGAACTTCGGTTGTTCCAGATTCATCTATAATAAAATGTTAAATGATAAAATTGAGTATTATAAAGAAACAGGTAAAACATTAAAGAATACTCCTGCTCAATATAAAGACGAATTTGAGTTTCTTAAAGAAGTAGACAGTCTAGCGTTAGCTAATGCTCAATTAAATCTAGAAACAGCTTATAAGAATTTCTTTAGAAATAAATCCATTGGTTTTCCTAAGTTCAAATCAAAGAGAAATAATCAGAGCTATAAAACAAATAATCAAAATGGTTCTGTTGACATTATTGATGGAAAACTTAAAGTTCCTAAATTAAAGTCATTAATTAAAATCAAACAACATAGAAATTTCAAAGGACTAATTAAATCGGCTACAGTCTCAAAAACAAGAACAAATAAGTATTTTGTTTCTATTTTAGTAGAAGTAGAAAACATTACACCTCCAAAGTTAGAATCTAAAATTGGAGTAGACTTAGGACTTAAAGAATTTGCTATCACTTCAAGTGGAGATAAATATGAAAATCCTAAGTTCCTTAGAAAATCAGAAAAGAGACTTAAATTTCTACAACGTAGCCTTTCAAGAAAAGTTAAAGGCTCAAACAATAGAAACAAAGCCAAACTTCAAGTAGCGAAGCTACACGAGAAAATAGCTAATCAAAGAAAAGATTTCTTACACAAGTTATCTTCTAAACTAATAAACGAAAACCAAGTTATAGTTATAGAGGATCTTAAAGTTAAGAACATGCAGAAGAATCATAATCTGGCGAAAGCCATCTCAGATGTTGCTTGGGCTGAATTCAGAACAATGTTAGAGTATAAAGCTGAATGGAATGGAAGAGAAATAATTGTCGCAGACAAGTGTTTTCCTTCATCTCAATTATGCTCTGAATGTGGATACAAGAATAAAGAAGTTAAGAATCTAGGTCTGAGAGAATGGATTTGTCCATCGTGCGGAGCACATCACGACAGAGATATAAATGCAGGAAAGAACCTGTTAAGTTTAGCTCTGTAAAAAGATTAAAAGAGGCCGGAACGGCCCTGTAAGCCTAGGTAAACTTGTCTCAGTAGAGATATTGACTAGGAAGCTCCCGCTTCTCAAAGCGGGAGACAGTTCACTAATCTAGTTAAAAATTTAAAATCATTTAAACAAACAATAACTATATATATTAATTAGTGAAATAAAAAATACTCTAAGAGAGTATTCTTTTTTTATGCGCTCGTAGCTCAGTTGGATAGAGCAATGGACTTCTAATCCATAG